TTTTGGGACGAGGACAAAGAAAAAGAATACCTTCAACAGTCCATAGAAGAGCGACAGAAGTTCGCCAAATTATCCGAGACACAGAACAAAGTAGAAGAAGACGGATTTTTAATAAACAAAAAACTACTTAATAGAGACCACAATAGGACGTGTCCTGTTTGTTCTAAATATTCTTTTCGTCCTAAAGATGATTTGTATATGAATAAGTTTGCCGCGTGTTTAGCTTGCTATATACAATATATCGAGGACCGAGAAGAAAGATGGGCAACAGGGTGGAGGCCCAACAAGGAAGAATAACATGGCAACAGTATACGATATTATTAAAGGAATCAACCAAGCGGCCGCAAATGCTTATGACGGGGCTCATGAGGAATCCCTGTCCGCTGATGGTAAGGCTCGAACCGTCGGGTTAAGCCGAGAAGACGGCCACTATATTAATGACCGTCGTGTCATGGATGGGTTTAAGGTGACCATCGCCGGCCCTCTGCTTCGAATTAATTATCAAGCGGAAGTGCTTATCAAAGATGTTAAAGATGCGAGATTTGAAAATGATATCATTACAAAGCTTAAGGACATTGTTAAGTTCCTTAAGAAAGAATACAAGGCCATCACCGGTGACACTCTGACTCTTACACAAGAGGGCGACCATGACATCCTGGTTCAAAGAATGTCTAACTATCGTACAGATTGTCAGGCTCACTGCTATTATAGAATCGGTGGTCTTAAGGATGTCGACACGGTCGAGCCCGGTGACAGTAAAGAACGCCTAGATGACGCAGTCAAGAAGTGGCTCGCGCAGGGCCCCAAGAATAAGCGCCCACCGAACGACACTCGCAAAGGCAAATAACAAATGTTATGGGGAATGCCCTAACTAAGAAAGAGATTCTAAGAGAGATCGTTAAGGCGGGAAAAGATCCCGTGTATTTTACCATAAATTACGGTCGCATATCCCACCCGCAAAAGGGTACAATTCCTTTCAAGGCCTATGACTACCAGAAAGATCTGTTAAAAGACTTTACTGATTATCGTTTTAACATAATTCTTAAAGCGCGCCAGCTAGGAATTTCTACCATTACAGCCTCTTACGTCGCGTGGCTGATGATGTTTCATCGGGATAAAAATATTTTAGTCGTAGCCACCAAGCTACAGACAGCTACCAACCTTGTTAAAAAAGTGAAGGCCTTGATTAAGCATCTGCCGGAGTGGATGCAGATTGCCTCAATCACCGTCGACAATAGAACATCTTTCGAGCTTTCCAATGGCTCTCAGATCAAGGGCTCCTCGACCTCCGGTGACGCTGGCCGCTCCGAAGCACTGTCTCTGCTCGTGATTGATGAGGCCGCCCACGTTGAAAAACTGGGGGACCTCTGGACTGCCCTATATCCCACCCTATCTACCGGCGGCCGCTGTATCGCCCTATCTACTCCCAATGGCGTCGGTAACTGGTTCCACCAGAACTGCGTTGAAGCCGAATCTGGTACTAACGATTTTCATATGACCACTTTAATGTGGGATGTTCATCCTGATCGGAACAAGACCTGGTTTGAAAAAGAAACCAAGAATATGTCTAAGCGTCAAGTTGCCCAAGAACTTGAGTGTAATTTTAATGTTTCTGGCGAGACGGTCATTCACCCTGATGACATCCAGTGGTATCTAGAGAAAACTTGCGCTCCCAAATATCGAACCGGGTTTGATAGAAACTACTGGATCTGGAAAAAATATGATGCTACAAAGCCGCATCTAATTGTCGCCGATGTTGCCAGGGGTGATGGCAAAGATAACAGCGCCTTTCATGTATTTGAATTAGAAACGATGGAGGTGGTCGCTGAATATGTTGGCAAACCCAACCCAGATTCGTTTGCAGATATTTTATACAATGTCGCCGGCGAGTACGGAAACCCCATGCTGGTTATAGAAAATAACAATATTGGATACGCAGTACTTAAAAAACTGCAAGATAAAAGCTATCCTAATATATATTATTCAACTAAAAGAGATCACCAATACGTCGACCCAATAACAGCCCAATGGCAATCCAATGTGCTTCCGGGTTTTACTACGTCTTCAAAAACACGACCTTTGATCGTTGCGAAGATGGAAGAGTTTATGAGAAACAAACTAATTAAGATTAACTCTAATCGTTTGCTTTCCGAAATGAAAACATTTATTTGGCACGCGGGAAGACCCCAGGCGATGAGAAGTTATAATGACGACCTCGTCATGTCGTTTGCGATTGGTTGTTGGGTAAGGGATACGGTAATTGTGCAAAGTCAAGAAAATATAGAATATAATAAACACTCGCTATCCTCTATATCTACTTCCAAAACTTCCATAGCCACCACCATTCCGGGAATGATTGGGCACCGGGCGACTAAAGACTCGCAGATATCCCAAGAAGCTGAAAAATTTAATGAGCAATACTTTGCATTGATTAAGGGTTAAAAAAACATATGGCACGTCGAAACGAAAAAAACACAAGGAATCCAGCATCACCACTGTTCAAGCGGCTGACACGAATTCTCTCTGGCCCTATTGTCAATTACAAGGCACAGGTTGCCAGACAAGAGCGCCGCGGCGATTTAGATAAATATCGTTATCGTTTCCGCTCTATGAGTGGACAGGAGTTCAAGCGCGCCGACAACAACTTCTCTCAGAACTTTAACATGATGACTACGGCAGCCTTCCGAAGTCAAAATCGTGCTGAACGTTATGTTGACTTCGAGCAGATGGAATATATGCCAGAGATTGCCTCGGCTCTTGATATTTACGCCGACGAGATGACAACTTCTAATGAGTATGATAAGCTCTTGAATATTTCATGTAGAAACCTTGAAATCAAAACCATCTTAGAGACCTTATTTTATGACGCCCTTAACGTAGAGTTCAATATGTTTGGCTGGTCCCGCTCAATGGTTAAGTATGGCGACTTCTTTCTTTATTTAGATGTCGACGACAAGCTTGGAGTCACATCCGTAATCGGCCTTCCTAATTCGGAGGTGGAAAGATTAGAGGGACAAGACCCTACAAACCCTAATTACGTCCAGTACCAGTGGAATGGTGGAGGCATGACCTTCGAAAACTGGCAGGTAGCTCATTTTCGCATCTTAGGTAATGACAAGCATGCCCCCTATGGAACTTCTATTTTAGACCCTGCTCGCAGGATTTGGCGCCAGCTTACATTGCTGGAGGACGCCATGATTGCTTATCGCGTCGTCCGCGCGCCCGAGCGCCGTGTATTTAAGATTGACGTTGGCAACATTCCTCCTCAAGACATCCCACAATATATGGAAAAAGTGAAGAGCGAGATGAAGAGAAACTCTTTGGTTGATGCAAATACTGGCCGAGTCGATCTTCGATACAATCCGTTATCTCTAGAAGAAGATTACTTTATCCCAATGCGCGGCGGCGTTGGTTCGGATATTACATCCCTTCCGGGGGCGAAGTCTCTGGACGACATCGAGGATGTTAAATACTTGCGTGACAAAATGTTCGCCGCGATCAAGGTCCCGCAATCATACTTGACTAATCTTGAGGGCGACACCGAAGACAAGACAACACTAGCCCAAAAGGACATTCGATTTGCTCGTACCATCCAGAGACTCCAGCGTTCCATCATTTCTGAACTGGAAAAGATCTCAGTAGTCCACCTCTATACTTTAGGGTTTAGGGGCGACGACTTAATTGGGTTTGATATAAAGCTTAACAACCCTTCTCGCCTAGCCGAACTGCAACAGTTAGAGTATTTGCGCACCAAATTTGATGTTGCCAATGCTGTGCCGGAAGGGACCTATAGTAAACGATGGGTGGGGCAAAATATCTTAGGCCTCTCGGATGAAGAGATCTTACGCAACAACAGAGAGACATTCTTTGATCGTAAGTTGCAACAATCGCTTGAAGCAGTCGTCGGTGATGCCGAAGGTGCTGATGGCGGCCTAGGCGACTTGGGCGGCGGCGATGCCCTAGGCGACTTGGGCGGAGGCGACGATGCTCTAGGCGACCTTGGTGGCGAAGAGGGCGGCGACCTTGGTGGTGACCTCGGCGGCGAAGAGGGCGGCGAAGAATCCGCGCTTCTTACAGCCCCCGCGCGCCGAGAAGACTTAGAAGAAGGAGGCCCAGAACGAAAATATGAAAAGGGTTCCTACCGTAAGAAAGCTGCCGATCAGCGCAAGTCCACCGGCCGTTCGCGCCGCGAAACCTGGAGCGCCGCCACACCAGAGGTGCCCACTTTGAGTACTTCACGCGCACGAAACCCGGGCCGCATGCGTCCTAGTGATTTAGCAATTGGAAATCTGGAATTAAAATCAATGCTCGGCATTGAAGAGAAAAAAGAACCTATTTATAATAACGAAAGTCGTTTAGTAGAAAGTACTAACCAAGTTCGTAAGCTCGTAGAACAGCTAGAAGCAAAAGAGGCACAAAAGGATGAAACATAACAAAAAGCGAAACACGGCATTTGCTTATGAGGTTCTTACACGAGAACTGACTAAAGCGATCGTGGATCAAAATGCTTTGCGAAAAGATAAGATTATTAAAATCTTGAAAGAACATTTCAGCTCCCGGACAATTTTAGGACAGGAGCTACGCCTATATCAGGCCATTTTAGAAACTAAAAACATTGACCTTAAAATAGCCGAGAGGCTATTAATCGAAACAAAGGCCGCCCATAGCCGATTAAATGAGAAAGAGTTGTTTACTGCTCAATCTAAATTAATAGCTGCAGTGAATAAAGGAATATCTAAGGAGGTGTGGGGGACTTTCGTTCCTAACTTTAAGTCTTTGGCATCGATTAACTCAATATTTAATATTTCAACACCAGTAAAGAAGAAGGTACTTTTTGAACAATCTCTCATTGATAGTATGAGCTCGAAACGGAGCCCGGATAACTCATCGGGAGATCTCCGGGCCTTAGACAATCTAGCTTATAATTCATTTATTAAGAAGTTTAATAGTAAATACAACGGGTTGCTAGCGGAACAAAAGGAATTTTTAAATCACTATATTACAAGTTTTGCCGACGATGGATTTGAATTAAGACTGTACCTAAATGAGGAGCTGTCTAGACTAACGGCACTCCTGAACAAAGCGGCGACTACTAAGCACCCAGAAGCCATACTTCGTAAGACTGAGGAAACAGTCTGCTACCTTGAAGGGTTCCGAAAGCGCGACTTTACTGAAGGAGATCTTAATAAAATATTATTGACTCAAGAGCTAACACAGGAGTTGTTCTCCAATGATTAAGATTAAAATCGGCGGCCCTCA